GAACACGATCGAGCCGGCGTGCGCCGTCGGCCGCAGCGCGGCCTGCACCTCGGTCTTCAAGCCTTCGAGCTTGACGCTCAGCGAGTTGCGCATGCGGGTCCGGTTCGTGGCCATCACGACACCCCGCCGAGTTCGCACACCAGGTCGACGTGCTCGCGGTTCTCGAGGTCCGGCAGCACCTGGCGGATCTCCCACACGTCGGTCGTGCCGTCGTGCGTGTGATAGACCCGCATGCCGGCGGTGACGGTGGCGCGGTACCGGATGCGCCAGGAGCAGTGCGTCACGCTCACCTCGGCGCCACTGGCGACTCGCTCCGCGCTGGCGCGGCCGCTCGACGCCATGTAGTCGCCCCAGGGCGTGCACACGGTGGTCGACCAGGCGCCGTTGGGCTGGCCGGCCGCATCCTCGCCGGCGGCGCGCGCCTTGATGACCAGCTGGCAGTTGGCCTTGTGCGGGTCGAACATGGCTCAGGTCCCGTACACCGCCGCGCGGTCCAGCAGGCGGTCGTGGTGGTCGTCCATCGGCTTGTTGCGGTACAGGCTCTCCACGCGCAGCAGGATCCAGTCCCTGACGGCCGCCGGCACCTGCGCCGCGGTGGCCACGCCAGTTGTGAACCGCACGCGCACCGCGTTGGCGGTGTCGAGCGTCGCCGGCCAGCTGGTGTCGATGGCCGGCAGCAGCCAGCCGTGCGACGTGTCGGCGTCAAGCGAGTAGAGCGCGCTGTCCATCGTCTGCGAGTCGCCGGCCTCGTCGATGTAGATCACCGAGGTGATGCCGGCGATCGGCGGCTTGCCGAGGTCGATCTCGGCCGGCGGGAACGCGTCGATCACTTGCTCCCAGGTCTGCGTGCACAGCACGCGGCCGAGCCTGTGCTCGCAATCCTCGCGCGCCGCCTGGATCAGCCGCGTGACGCGTGCATCCTCGGTGGTGATGTCGGTTTCGAGACGCAGCTGCAGCTTCGCCTCCGCCAGGGTCACGGGCTCGACCGTCGCATCGGTGATGAACTTGAGCGTCATGGCGCTTTAGCTCGGGTCAGCGATCTCGATGTCGAATGCCGGCACGTTGACCGTGTTGCTGCCGTTGGCCGTCAGCGCCTGGCTCGTGCAGGTCGTGCCGTACAGCAGCGTGCTGCTGACGGTGATGACGAGCGCTACGTGCGTGGCGGTGCCGCTGGCGTCGATCAGGACCGACGACTGCGCGCCGACCGTGACCTTGCGCCCGCTGGTGTCGCCGTTGGCCTTGGTGAAGTCCCCGCTGTCGATCACGACATCCGCCAGGGCGTAGGTCGAATTGGCCTCGGTGTAAGTGGTCGGCTGGGCGCTGCAGACAATCAGCTTCGTGGCGGTGGCGATGACATCCAGGCTGCCATCCAGAACCGCATCAACTGCGAACTTAGCCATTGCGCACCTCCTGGCCCAGCGTGGCGTTCTGTACGGCCAGCGTCACATCGCCGGACGTGGGCGCGGCCGGCTCGTCGCCGACGGCATGCGCCCAGCCGCTCTTGACGAAGTACGCGCCGAGCGAGTCGTCCACGGTGCGCTGGTCGCCCTTTTCGAACCGATCCCGGTCGTGCAAGAAGGTGGTGTCACAGATGATCTTCACGGGTTGCCTCCTGGGCTGGCAGAAACGAAAAAGCCGCCCGGAGGCGGCTGGATGTGGCGGTTCATCGGGCTATCGCGTCCGCGTGCTGAGTTGAGCGGCGCGGCGGCGGCCGGTGCTCGATGGCCGGCGCGACTGGCTTTGGATGCGCCCGACCGGAGGTGCCGAGAGAACGGACGAAACTGGCGTCAGCGTCAACTGATCGACGGCGTGCGCGTGCAAGGCATCGCCGACCGTGAGCGTGTTGCCGTCGACCAGGATCACGTTGTCGACCGCATGTCCATGCAGCGCATCCGCAACCACCAGCCACGCAGCCACCGTCAGCGCAACCCCGTCTGACGTGTGCGCGTGCAGGGCATCCGCAATCAGCAGCGAGTCGCCATCCAGCAGCGTGATGTTGTCCGCTGCGTGCGCGTGCAGTGCCTCCTGAATCGCCAGCACCGAGGCCGCCGTCAGGGTCAGCCCGTCAACGGTGTGGCCGTGGGTGGAGTCCGCGACAGCGAGAAGCGACCCAGTCGTCAGCGCCTGCGCATCAACGGAATGCCCGTGCGTTGCGCCCGCGACCGCGAGTGTGGTCGAGGTGGTGAGAACGATGTTGTCGACGGCGTGGGTGTGCGTCGCGTCGGCCAGCGTGAGGCTCGTCGCACCGCCGCCCACCGTGATCGTCACGTCGGTGTCGCCCTCGTCCACCGAGGCGGCATCGCCCGGCGTGAAGGTGTAGAGCGCGTAGGGGATGACGTAGATCCCATCGGCCGCGCCGACGAACGACAGCGAGCCGTCCGTGCGCACCGTGAGCGTGCCGCTGGCCTCTTGCGCCGCGAACACCGGGCAAAACTCGACGCCAGCCGCCTCGTCGCCTGCGTCGACGTCGTTCAGCAGCGGGTTGTCCACCGTGCCGCCGGTGCCGAGATCGGCCACGCGCACGCCGAACCGGCCGTTCAAGCCGGATCGGATGAAGCCCCAGGCGCGCGACGGGATCTGCATTTCAGCTCGCCACCATTCGGAACGCCCACACCTCGGAGTCGGCCTCGTTCTGCACCGCCACGATGTAGGTGGTGCCGATGGCCAGCGAGGCGGACACGATGTCAGCCAGCCGGCCGTTGGAGTCGGTGACCTGGCCCGTGGCCGAGTAGATCGCAGAGCCGAAGGGCACCACGTCGGCGTAGACCGCGACCGACATGCTCTCGGCGCTCAGCACGGCCATGGTCGCGGGGTCGTTGCCGTCGCCGAATTCGTAGCCGCTGCCGGACAGGCGCAGCGTTCCAATGGCCGGCGTCGACGTGAGTTGCACGCGGCGAGGCCGCGGGTGCCACGTCGGCGGGCGGTAGAGGAACGTCTGCTGCATGGTCAGGCCAGTTCGCGGACCACCAGCGTGCCGTTCATCGTCAGCGCGTCAGCCGGCGCGGTGATGCGCACCACCAGCGTGGTGTTGCCCTGGCCGACCACCGGGCGCGCGTCCAGCGGCGGGATGTAGCTGTAGCCGGCCTGCACGTTGAAGGCATCGGACAGCACCGTGGTCGTCGTGCCGGCGCTGGCGACGGTGGTGTTGTTCACCTCGGCGGTAAAGCCGGCTGCGCCCGCGTTCGGGTTCAGCGGGGTCGGGGTCGGCGCGCTGCCGCCTGAGCCGCTGGTGGTGTGCCCGCGAATGACCTGGATGCCCAGCAGCTCGCTGGCCGCGTCGCCAGCATCGCTGTACTGCCCGATGCTCAGGCTCACGATCTCGCACGGCTTGTCATCGGCCGGCGTGATCTCGAACAGGTCTTGCGCGGCGCTGACAGCCACTGCATTGAAGATGACGGAATAGGTTCGGCCGTTCATGGTGGCTGCCTTTCAGTGGTTGAGGATGGCGGGCCGGAAGGCGCGCACGGGGACGATGGGGATTACGCTGGGTGCGCTGGTAGTGAACTGCGCCGAAGTGACGGTGTTGCTGTCGTTCGCCGCCGCGTCGGTGTGCAGCAGGTGCGCGTAGTAGCCGGTGCTGGCCGTCAAGCCCGTGGCGTTCAGCGTCTTGGCGCCCGTGCTGCTGACCGATACGGAGCCGGCCCACACGGCACCCGTGCCGGCCTTCAGGTCTGCGTCGCTGGGCGGCGTGGCGCTGGTGCTGACGAAGCCGTACAGCGTGCCGTTGCCTTCGTCGGTGGTCGCGCCGATGGTGGCGGTGGTGCTGCCGGTTTGCGTGCCGGTGGGGCTGCTGAGGACGGGGGCGGTACTGTCTGACCCACTACCCGGCAAGATCGTGAAGGCGATGTTCACGCCGACAGAGTTGGACGCAACCGTTACTGTGATTGCGCCCGTCGAGCCGCTATCCAGCACTGCGTCCGCCAGTGTCGTGTCGTTGCCGGTGGAGCCGCTCCTCGACCGTTTGTACCAGGCCGACGAGCTCGGCGCAGTGCTGCTGTCGATGGTGCCGCCGCTAACGCCAGTGGCCGGTGCCGTGGACGAAATGGCCGTCGCGTTGTCGCGCCCGTTGTTGGCGACTAGCACCACCAGCGAGTCCGTTCCCGCTGACGAAACCCCAGCACTGAGCGCGATGGTTGTGCCAAGCGTGTTGTCATTCGCCTGCACCGGGGTGCCGAAGGTGAAAGACGTTTCGCTGCTATGGCGCCATGCGCAGATGGTGCCGTTGTAGCTCGTCGCCCAATCGGCCGGCATGCCAGGGTTAGAGCCGCCGCGTACGTGCCGATAGACCCATGTATTGCGCAAGCCGATGCTGTCGGTGTTCCCGCCCGTGAACGAGTCCACCAGCGTCCAGTCGCCGAGGCCAGACGGCGGCGAAGTGCCCTCTTTCGCGGCCAGCACCAGCACGCCGACATCGCCGGCAGTGTTAGCGCCAGACGGCCATGCGCGCGTCCCGGCAATCGGCAACCCGTCACTGGCGTCGTTTGCGCTCCATTTGTTGACGCCGAGGATGGTCCAGCTCATGTGCGCCCCTTACGTGGTTGAGGCCGACACGTCGAACAGGAAGGCATAGGCGTCATACGAACGCTGCACCTGTCCGCGTGCGTTCAGGTGCAAGTTGTCGGCCTCGAAGTAGTTGGGCTCGACCAGCTTGATGATGTTGCCGCCGCTGCCGTCTGCGACGGCCTGCTTGGCTGCGGAGATGCCGGTGTTGTAGCGCCCGCTGCCGGACGGGATGTCGGTCAAGACCGCCTTGCTCGGCAAGATGCCTTCGACAATCAGCGCATCGACCAGTTCCTGCATCTTCGGCTCATACCAAGCCTGGTTCTGGATGTAGTCAGCCTCTCCCTGGCTCCAGAACCAGAAGTCGCGCGACGAGTCGATGGACACGCCATTGGAAGCAAGCCATGCGTCCTGCTGCCCGCGCTCAGTGACGCCAGTTGTCCAGCGCGCACCCACATCGGGCTCAAATGAGGTGATCGAAATCCCGCCGGCTGCGTTCTTGTCGAGGTACAGCACACCGCTGGTGGTGCGGCGCATCCACTCAACCGCAAAGCCAAACTCCGGGCCGAACTCGGTTGCGGATGCGCCGGAGTTCGAGCCAGGCACAAGCGTGGCGTAAGAAGAGCCGTTCCAGAACTTCACCCGAGAAAATGGCAGCGTGGCGTCGTCGTAATCCTGCAGCTCGGCGTCGCTTGACAGTGGGGCAGCGGCAATACCCGTGCGCAAGGCGGCGCCGACAGCATTGCTCTGGCCCCACATGCTGATGCGGGCATTTGGGGGATCAATTCCAGCCCACAGGTCGGCGCCGCTTGCGATGCTGTAGGTGTCAGCGCGGGGGGTTGCCATGGTCAGACCCCGCGGTTCACGGCCAGGTAGTAGCCCAGGGCATCGCTGGGGTTGGGCACGTCGAACCGGCCGACGCCCTGGGCGCCGAACACGATCCGGCCGTGCATCCGGTGAAACTCCTTCTCGCCGGCCTTGTACTTGGGCACGTCGATCTTCGGACCCTTGAAGAACCGCACCAGGCCGAAGTCGCTGCCGCCGACGACCATGCGACCGCCGCCCACGCCGACAGCCATCTGGTACGAGGTGATCGTGTACGGGTACTGACTTCCGGCCCCACTGATCCACCGCGTGCCGTCCGGCTTGATGCCGTACCAGCGGGCGCCATGGCTGATGTCGAAAGTGCAGAAGAAGATCGTGCCGCGTGGGCCGTAGCTGCCATCGCTGACGGCGATCTTCACGAACAGCGAGTTGCCGGTGATCGTGATGGGCACGACGCGCACCACCTTCTTCGTGGTCAGGTCGACCACGGTGACGCGGCGCTGCACACGGCTTCCGATGTACAGCAGGCCGTCCAGCAAAAACATGCCTTCCGGCGCCAAGATGGGCTGGGCCTGGGCCTGCTCCAGCGTGACGCCCTTGTCCAGCCACGCCAGGTGGCGGTTGTCGACGTAGGCCGTGCCGGGCAGCGTGGCGTCGCGCTCGATGATCGTTTCGATCAGCGCGCCATCGAACGTCATGCGCACCACCTTGTGCTGGTTGCGCAGGCTGACGATCATGGTGTGGGTGCTGGCGTCCTCCACGCAGTCCCACACGCCGAGGCCCGTGAAGACCTCGGACACCTTGCCTGGGCCGTGCGCATCCCGTTTGAACTCGACGCGGCAGATCCGGTTGTTGCGGCTGTCAGCCAAGTAGGCGCGCGGACCCTCTTTGTGAACCGGGCGTCCGTCAACGAACGGCAGCGACGGGTCCACCACCAGCGTGCGCGAGTCCCAGCACATGCCCCACAGCAGTTGAAACCCGCGGCGTTTGACAGGGATGTCCGACCAATCGCCCACCAGTTCGGGCGGCACGTCAGCCGCACCAGTCGTGTGACGCCATCCGGCTAGGGTGGTGACTTCGCCTGTGTTCGAAACACGCGTAAAACGCCGGGCTTCGCAAACACCCAGGTTGCGGCGCGGCGTACTGGTTGGGTCTTCGGTCTGCGTGGCTCGCCCCACCTCGATGTGCGTGGCAAAACAGATCGTGCCGATGCCGCGGGGACCGTCGCGCATGTGCACGTCCGACGTTGTGCGCAGGCCGATCTGGTCCCAGAAGTAGGCCTGCTGGGCCATGGCCTGCCATGAGCCGTCGGCCCGCTGCACGGGCGTCGTCGGGGGCTCGAAGTCGCCGGGCACCAGCAGGTCGGCGGTCTGCTCGGTGTCGCTGGTCACGGGTTCGTAGAGGCGATCCGGCGTCGGCCGCGCGACAGTACCTTGCGACGGCACCCAGGCCCATGCGTGGTAGCTGTCTTCGGGCCCGCGGTGGGACAGTTCCAGGCTCGACTGCACGGCCGGGATCAGCGACCAGTCGGCGGCGCCGGTCACCATCGCAAAGTAGGTGATCTGGCTCTCGCCCTCGGGCGCCTTGACGGTCAGGGTGTGCCAGCCGGGCGCGGCCGGCGCGGTGAACACGAACGACCATCGGGCGGTTGCGGCCAGGGCCGCGTAGGTGGCCACCGGCTCACCGTTGACGCACAGGGTGTAAGTGCCGGCGGTCCGAACCGCGGGCTTGCCGTCCAACGATCCACGCTGATATTCGAGCGTCACCTTCTGCCCCGGCGCCCACACGATCGCCGTCGTGCCGCGCTGGTAGTTCGCCGACCACGCCCAGGCGGTCGGCCACACCACCTTGGCCTTGTCGATGAACTCGCGGTGGATCTGCGGAGCGCTGCCCACCGGCGGCATCACGGGGGGCGGGGCGGGAACGGGCGCAGGGGCCGGTTCCGGTGCGGGCGTCGGGGCCGGCGCAGGGTCGGACAACGAAGCGCGCAGCACGCGGTGCGCTTCCACGAGCGCCACCACCGCAGCATCGGCGGCGGTCAGGGCGGATCGTTGCCCGGGGGTCACGCATCACCTCCATACGCAGAGCTGCCGCCGACCCGCACGCCGGCATACATGAGCCGGCAGCGCCACTCAGCCGCGCCCAGCACGCGCAGGGCTTCGAGGAAGATGCGGTCGGCCTCGGCGCGGGTCACCTCGTGGGTGCTGTACAGCCGGTCGTGCAGGAAGGCTGCGGCCGCGAAGCGCGACTCGAACGGGTGGCCGATCAGCCACCACAACATGCGCGGGATGCTGGCGCCGTCGCTGGAGAAGCCGGCCGGGACCGTGTAGCAGGTGGTGCAGCGCACCTCCAGCGGCAGGTCGAGGTCATCCTGGCAGCCGGTCCAGAACACCAGGTCGCGCGTGGTGACGTAGCCGTCGCCGTCGATCTGGATCTGCAGGGGGGCGGTGAAGCTGCTGCTCATAGCCGGCTCCCAGCTGCGCGCTGCTGCTGTTCCAGCACCTGCAGGTAGATCCGCAGGCGCAGCGCGGCCAGGATGGAGTCGCAATCGCGCTGGTCGATTGCGCTCGTGATGCCCGGCCCGAGCCAGCGGCTGTCGACGCGGCACTCGTCAAGGGCCAGCGTCACCTCGACGCGGTTCGTCAGCTTGTCGGTGAGCGCGCAGCCGCTCAGGATCGTGGCGGCGATGAGGGCGAGGATCAGGCGCATGGTGCTCTCCGGTCAGGTGGCGAAAGCCAGGGCCTGGGCGTACAGGGCCGGCCAGGTGGCGCGATGGGGCTTGCCGGGCTTCCAGGTGCGCATATAGAGGCGCCAGGCGTCATCGGCGTCGCCGACGGCGGGCAGCCGGCGCGGGTCGGTGAACAGCAGCAGGCGCGCGGCCGCGCAGGCCAGCACGTCGTCGAACTCGATCGCGTTCCACACCGCGGTGGCCGTGAAGGTCACGCCGCGCTTCTGGCAGACCTCGTTCATCCAGTAGCTCGATGCCGCGTGCGACACCACGCCGCGGCAGCCGCCCAGGCGTTCGAACTGCCACAGGCCCTTGGCCGGGCCGACGGGCTTCGGTGGGTTGCCCACCAGTTGCCGTCGCTCCGTCAGGCGGGATTCCTGCAGGCCGATGGCCACCAGTTGCACCCGGGCCGGCGCGCTGTCCATCTGCTGCGGCAGCAGGGCCAGGGCGGCGTTGAGGATGGGGCGAATGTCGGTCACGGCTGCGGACCCCAGATCGCCTTCCACACCGCCGTCAGTGCCGACCATCCGCCGATGCTGTAGACCAGCAGGCCGGCGGCAATGAAGAACAGCACTTTGCGCAGCAGCGACCACACCGCGCTGACCATCCACTGCCCGGCATGCTTCTCGGTGCTGGCGCGCACGCCGCCGGCAGCCGCGGCCCAGGTCGCGGGGTCGGCCAGCGCAGCGGCAATGCCGTCGCGCACCGCGGTGGCCACGTGCTGAGGCGTCAGCGCGGCCTTGGCCACTTCGTCGATGCGTCCCATGACCAGACCGAGATGCTCTTCGAGCACATCGGGTGGCATGGTCGGCGGGTCGACGATGCGGCGGAAGCCGGGTGTAGGTTCGCTCATCGGGCGTCCTCCAGTCACGCCGCCCTGCCGGCAGCGACCAGCGGGTTCGGGTGGCGGTTGTGGTCGTAGCGGCGCTCGATCTCATCGGCGGTCGGCACCTGATCGCGCTCGGTCATCGCGACCTTCACGCCGCCCTCCGGCTGGTCGATCAGCGTCACGTCGACGCAGTCGTAGCCGTACAGGCGCAGCTCAGGCGGCTCGCAGCCATCCATGAGCGAGGACGTGTCGGGGATGGTGATCTCGACGCCCCGCGCCGCGGCGATGCCGAGCCAGAACTCGCAGCAGGCGCGGCCCTTCTCGGCGTGATGCTGGTTGGCCAGGGTGTAGTCCAGGCCGAACAGCGAGATGCGCTTGACGCCGATGTGCACGGCGTAGGCGATGGCGTAGGCGGCCGTGCTGTTGAAGTACGGCGCCCCGCCGTTGCTGTCGTGCTTGCGGTTGAGGACGTCCTCGATCGGGAAGGCCACCAGGCCCGGGTAGCCATCGCGCACAACGCTCGTGTAGACCGGGCCCGGGTGGGTCCGCAGCCACTTCAGCATCGCGGCGATGTTGCCGTCCGGGTTCGCGGCGGCCCGCAGCTCCTGCACGCGGACGTCGTCCATGTGGAAGACGCGGTTGCAGCGCAGGGTGTCGCCGATGGCGTTGATGCCCCACACCTCGTCGCACCAGGCCGACGCGCCGCCGAGGCGGCGGGTCAGCTCGAAGAACGTGGCGCAGGACGGGCCCAGCCCGACGATGGCCACATGCGACGGCACTGCCGCCGCGCCTCCCTGGACGGTCACTTACGCGACCGGGCCGTTTGCGGGGCCACCGAGGATGGCCTGCGCCGCCACGATGGCCGTGGCCGTGCCCAGGCCGTACAGCCGGATGCCCACGTAGCGCTTGTTGCCGATGTAGCCGATCTTGCTGGTGCCGGCGGCGGTCAGCGTGAGCTTCTGGGAGGCCTCGAGCGCCGACAGGTCAGCATCGGCGACGGCCGCGAAGCCGGCGGAGGTGGCCGTGTCGGACTCGTACACGATGGGGGTGATCGTGTCAGCGACCGACGCGCTGGCGCCCGACTGGAAGGTGAACAGGACCGACTTGTAGCCCTTGCGGTCGATGACCGCCGACAGCTTGCCGTTCGCGGCGCCGGTCGTGCCGACGGCCTGCGGGGTGATCGCGTGGACCACCTTGACGTTGTTGTGCAGATCCATGGTGAGGATTCCTTTCTGGAAGCGAAGCGGCCCGCGCAGTGGCGGGCCGTGGGTGGGTCAGTGGGGGATCAGGTGGAGCACTTCAGCTTCTTGATCGCCTCGGCCTGGCGCACGCCGCCGCCCGTGCGCTTGCGGGCACGGAAGACGACGAGGCCGTCGTCGGCGCCGGTGGTGAAGTCGACCTGGAAGCTGATGCCCACGCGATCGACGATCACGTAGCCACGCTTGAAGTCACCGAACAGCACCGGGTAGGTGTTCGCCCCGGCATCCGGCAGGTCCGGCATCTCGGCGTAGGGTGCGCCGAGGATGGTGTTCGGCACGTTGCCGGCCAGGCCCGGCACCCACAGGTACTGCCCGCTCGATCCGGCTTCCTTCAGCTTGCGCACCTGGCCCAGCGACGTGCGGTTCAGGCCGAAGTAGCCGTTGCGCGCGTAGGGGCCCTTCACGCCGTAGAACAGCGAGATCATGCCGTCGGCGGTGATCGCAGCAGCGCTGCCGCTGTTCACCTCGCCG